AGAAACTCCTGTTGGTCCAATAAAACCTGTTAAAGCATCTATTCTAAACAATGGTAAAGATCCTGTTTGGTTAACGGAATATCTTAAAACAGTTTTTCCTCCTGTAGTTACAATATCAATATGATCTATTAAACCAAGAGTTGCATGAGCCATATTTCCAGAAGTTTTATATTCATCTGTTTCATATAAATAACCAACTTCCTCATCATAACCAAGATTATTAGATAAAGTAAATCCAGAAATAAATCTATAACCTTCTTCTACTGGAATTGAATTAACTTGAGTAGATTCTACTCTTTCAAAAAAGTATCCTGTTGTATATACAGATTTGTATCCAGTTAATACTGCTGTATAACCTGTTATTCCTGTTTGTTGAATAGGTGTATATTCATAACCTGTTACATTCGTAACAAAACCCTGTTCATCAGAATCAATTACAGCTCTAGATACAAAACCAGAAATAATTGATTTTAACTGATCGGCATTATAATCTCCAGAAAGAATGGCAAATTTATCTATATAACCCCTAAAGCCGGGATTTTTATAATAAAAATTAGAACTACCTAAATAAAACTTTTCATTACTTAAAATGTTTTCTGTTCTATCTGTGGTTAATTTTGTTTGAGAATAAACCTTATCAGAAGCTAAATCATAATAATTAAAAGCGACGGTAAATGGATCTAAAGAAACAGAACACAAATTTTTATTAGCTAATTCTATTTCATCTGCGACGATTACATATGGTCCAGCTTCTAAATCTATTGCTTGTAAAAATAATTGATTTCTGTCATTGATTCCAATGTTAAAACCTCTTCCATAATCTATCTTTTCTCCTGATAAATATTGTCGATCAGAAAAAAATGTGTCAGAAGTAAAGGTGAATTCATCCTTATTTAAACATCCAAATAATACTCCATCTTCTGAGTTTGTTTTAGTAAAGGAAAAAAGAAATGAAGCTGACCAATTTTCATCAGAGTTATTTAAAAATCCATTATTAAATGTATTAAATGTTAATTTCGAATAAGATAAATTTCCGCCACTATAAGCGTTGTCGTGAAAAATTCCTGTTGTTTTTCCAGAATCTAAGAATGCGTTATTATAACCAACAGTCGCGGATGGTGAAACATTTTTTACAACTCCAGTTCCTCCAGAAACTTCAAAAGTTTCCATATCATAATAAAGCATGAGGTTTCCTGTTCCTCCACCATAAAAATCCATCAATAATTTTAAAGAATCATTCATTACTTAAAGAAGAAGGTTTTATTAACTGAAATATTTCTGTTTCCAGTTGATATGTCGTTTTGAATTAGAAATCCATTTGGACTTGCATATTGTTGAATATATCCGCTAACTATTCTTAAAGCTGTTTGCATATTTGCACTCTCAGGAACATCTCCTTGAACAGAAACTGAAACCCTTTTATTTGTCGTGTATAAATTTTGAATAGCAAAAGAATTATCAATAGTTGGATTTATTGCATGTTTTAGATATTCTCTATCTGTTTTTACACTAACTGTAGGGTTTAACAATAATCCACTAAAATAATCAATACTATTATTATAAGAATATTCATAATCTATTGATGCCGAAAATGGATCTTTTGTAATATTAAAACTCACCTCTGAGGCGTCAAGATTATAATTTGAATATTGACCTGATCCATTAAAAAGATTTGCAATTTTAAATTCACTAAATCCTTCATAAGCAAAAGCAAATGGATCAAGAGAGTTAAAATATTGATTAACTTTTGTGAATCTATATTCTTGCTCTGGTATTAGCCCTGTGTTTGGATTATTTATTTTGTTATAAGAAATCGTTCCATTTACAGAGGCTGAAATTATTGGAGAATCTTTTGAGGCTTGTATTGAAGTGGTATACTTATGTATAACTTCGTCCAAAATTAGTTCAGAGGCATCACCAAAGTCATAACTAAATGAAATTAAATTAGATCCAGAATTATATTCATATGAATAAGTTCTTGGCTCTTGAACAACTTCTCCATATAAAGATAATTCAAAATTTGCTTTAGAATTTAAAAGAGCATTTCTTGCAAATTCAGTAGCCTGTTCCTTAGTAAAAAATGATTCGTTTACTGCTCCGCTGATTCCTCCTTCAATTGTTCCTTTAACAGAAACACTTAAAGTTCCATCTTCATTATAATTTAAAGAAGTATCTGCTCTTACTATCGCTGCATTCTTATCATATCCAGCTAATGATGATGAATACTTCCAATTCTCTGTAACAGAATAAAAATTAGAAGCTCTATCAATGTCTTCACTTTTGCTTACTAAGATTGGAGACGAGCCACTTAACATAACGCTATAAGAAGCATCAAATCCATTTAGTCTAGAGTTTACAAAATTTCTTGCATTTGTTAAAGAGTCTCCTGTAATTTTTACTCCATAAGCACTGACTGTATGAGTTGCAGAAACAGTTCTATCTTCTTGTTCTGAATAGGACCAAGTGTCAACAGGATCTTTTATTCCATAAAAAGTAGAAAAATCAGTATCATTTTGAATTGTAAATTCAATAGAATATGGTAATCTATTTTTTATATTTGAAGAAGAAAAGTTAACACTTATTGGTTTAGCGTATTGATATGTTTTTTCACCAACGGTTAGTGTTTGGAATCCTGTTGCCAAACCAGAAATCAATCTATCTTTTTGTATTTTTAAGGTTGTAAAATTACAACCAGTAAATTCTCCAATTAAAGAAGCGGTTATAACGCTGTGATCCAAAACGCCACTAATTATTATAGGTTCATGGTCTATTGCCAAAAACGGATAAGGATGAGGAAATGAATATCCTCCATATGAAATAGCTGTTGACATTAATCAAAGTATTGAAATTCTATAGACGCTGAAGATATTCCATTTATAGGATCGTATGTTGAATTTTTAGAAGAGACGCGAACGTAATTTGCACTTGGAGGAAAGCTTTCTACAATTGAAATTGCTTGGTTTTCTAAAGAAGAAAAGGTTTTTCCAACTAGGTTTACACTAACCGCTCTTGTTGATAAATTTTTACCAACTCCTCTGCGAGTAAGTAGTTCCCTTTCGGCTAAAATTGGAGTTATTGCATATCTATCGACTCCTATATTATCTGAAAATTCTATTTCCTTTTTTGTTATACTAGCGTCTGATTGATAAATTGGATTTGTTGAATACGTTACTGTTTCTGATATTGATTTTTCAAATTTGTTAAATTGAGTCGATCTAGATATTTCAAATAAATTATTATAATCTCCAAATAATGTTGAAATCTTATTAGATCCAACATTGTAATTGTTTAACCAAAAGGCTTTCGAAGTATTAAAAGCTGTATTTCTATTTGGACCTTTAGAAGAAATATTTACACTAAAAGAATATTGATTCCAAGCTCCTTGATTTGATTTTGAAACATTATATGTTGCATTTGTTATTGCATTAGCTGATGGATCATTTGTAAAAGACATAGAAACAGTAGCTGTTCCTCCGTCTGAATTTATTGTTCTCGATATAGAAATTGGGTAATTAAATTCTGATAAATTCTCTTGACGAATTCTATCAACAAAAGCTTCAATTGCATTTAATATATTTAATTCTAAAGGTTCTCTTAAAGCTTTTAAAGTAGCATCATATGATTTTCTTTTATATCCTGTATCATCAATTGAAACCGTTACCCTTATTTCTTCAGAATAGGGGTCAGAAAATTCATCTGAATCATTAATAGAATTACTTTGAACACTTTCTGAAAATGAAATTTCTTTTGTTAAAAGATTAATGTTTTCAGTTACTATTGGTTTTAAGTAATTGTTAAATCTACCTTTTTCAGATATTCCATCTATTTGATAACCAATATTTGGTCTTGAATCAAAAAACATTGATTGAACAAAAACTCTAGCCTTATCTAAAAAGAAGTGACCAGCATCTTGTCTATATTTTAAAGAAACGTTTCGTGATCTTGAATATGAATTTTGTCCACGCTCAAAAGAAAAGCTTTCTGTAAAAGATTCAACATCTTGAGGAGAAGGAATGTTATTAAGAATATCAGATAAGGCTCCATGTGAATTAACCCTCTGTCTTTCTTCAATAGAAATCGAAGCTGTTGTTTTTCCGACATTTGGGCCTTCTGGATAACTTATGGATGTTACTAGGCCATTTCTAATTTCATTAGAACCAATTTTACCAACAATGTTTTGTTGTAAATAAACTGCATTTAAGGCATCAATGCCTTCGTGTAAAATATCAGCTTTATCGGTATATGACAAATCAGAAAGATCAAACTCATAAGAAGAGGAAATAATAATTCCCCAAACAGCTTCTGTCTCTAAATAATTAAAAGAAACAGTAGATGATTCTGAATTTATTTTTGTAACGAAGAAAGACATATAAATTACTTTTCAGCTATTATGGTTGTGTATTAAAATTGTGGTAGAGGGTTTGCTAAAGGATCTGGTGGAGAAGGAAATGCATTGGCTAAAGCCTCTGCTTTTTTAGCTGTTAAATCAAGATAATTAAACATTAAATCTAATCTTCCTAAATTTGATTCCATTTTAGTTGTATATTCTTCGTGTATTTTTACCAGAGCAGCTTCAGACTCATTATATTTTTTAATAAGTTCAACCCTTTCAGAACTTGCTTTTTCTAAATCTGCAATTTTTGACTTAAAAGCATCTACTATTGGAGTTATACCTTCGGTTGAAGTTGTAAATTCTTTAATAACAGTAGAAAGACCAACATCATCAACTGTTACCTGCAAAGCTTTTTGTAGTGTTGTTAATTTTGCAGCAACCCCTTCTATTGCTGTTCCAAGGCTTTCTGATTTTATTTGCGCGGGTATACCAGCAAAAAGGTCTGCAAATTTTTGAACACCACCAGTTGCGCCTATTAATGCTGTTTGAAATCCAGTTTGATCCGCTTCAGAAAGTTTTGTTCCTTCAAGATTTATATTTCCAGCATTGGTTATTTCACCAATCTTTGCCCTTGGATCATTTAATGTTGCAAGTCTTCTATCAATATCTTGAGTTAAAGCGGTATCGCCAGCTTTGGAGGCTGCTTCGCGAATTTGTTTTAAAATTGGTTCAAAAGCTGTTACTGCCGCTCCTCCAATTGTTGCTCTAGCTTGTTCGTTATTGCTTATTGATTGTGATGTAACATTTTTTTGAAGAGTTCCCGATTGCAAGCCAAGGGCCTTTTGAAGAGCAGTAACGTTTCCTCCTCCAAGAATTTCTCCAGCAATTTGACTTCTAAAACCTGCTTGTTGTTCTGCTGTTCCAACGCTTTCAAAAAGCCCAGAAGTTTCAAGTTTAGAAATTGTTTGATTAAATGCCTCTTGTCTTTTTAGAAAAGTATCTCCAGTTGCCATTCCTGTTGCAAGATTGCCTTTTCCTAAATTCTGAATATTTTCGTTAATTGTATTATCTTTTCCAGAAGCAAAAGCTTCTCCAATGAGAACACCCGCACGTTCTGCATTTTGTGAAAATGTAGCGTTAAAATTATCAATAAATTGATCAAAAACTCCTTTTTGCTTTTGTAATGAATCTAAATTTATTTTTTCACGTTGTTCGTTCTCTTTGATAAAAGATTGTGTTTGAGCTTCGACAAATGACTTAATAGAATCTGCATTTTTTTGTAACTCTTCATTTAAAGCTCCAACTCCCTCTTCTCCACCTTGTTGCTTGGCCCTTTCTTGCAAAAGAGGCTTTAAAGCATTTTCTGCATTTAATAATTCTTTTAAATTTGCTCCTTGATTTTTTTCTGTTGAGTTCTTTAAGCTCTCTAATGCGTCTGTTCTCCTTGTAAGGGCATCAAATAATTTTGTTTGACTTTTTTGTTGATCTGCTGAAAGAATTGATTTTAAATCGTTAGTAAACCCAAGAGAGTCTGCCATATTTTTTTCAAAATCTAAGGAAGAAGCTGGCGTAGAGAAAACTTTATCTGTTATTGGTTTTATCTCTCCATCTTTATTACCTCGTTTAATATCTATTTGATTATTAAGTTCTTCCAAAGAAGGAGTTTTTGTGTTAATGAATTTAGATATTCCAGTAAGAAAATCTTCTTGACCAGTTTTTAAAACTTGAGCAGCCGAAGCTCTTTCCCTTTCTCCCGCTGAAAATGTTTCAGAGATTCTATCTCTTTCTCTTCGTTTAATTATATTTTGTTTTTCAAAAGGATCTCTTGTCTTTCTTAAATTTTGTTCTGCTACAATGTCTTTTGCTCCAGAAGCTAATCTGTCTGCACTTTCTGATTGTGATATTCTTGAATTAAATCCACTAAATCCAACTTCATCATTTAATTTTTCAAATTCAGATCTTATACCTGTAGCAGTAATTTTTATTATTTCGTATCCTTCTTTAAAAGAACTCGCAACTAAACGAAGAGCATTTCTATATCTAAATGCATCATTGTCTAGATCAGGAATAGTAATTTTTTCAAGAGCCTCTCTTGAAGTTTGTATCCCCTTAATTTGTTCTGGTAAGCTTTCAAAAGGAGCCAAAAGAGCTTCTATTGCTTTATAAATACCGAATCCAGCACCAGCACTAGCAACAAAGGTTGCTAATGCCGCAGCGAAAGCACCAGCTATAGCTGTAACTCCTCCAGCAACAATTGAACTAACAGTAGCTCCTCCCCCTCCTGCGGCAGCGGCTCCCGCCCCAGCAAGAGGTCTTGCTACAAATTGAGCAGCACGACCTGATACCAATGAAGCCAAACCTTCTTTTATCTTTCCAAAAGGAATAAGACTTAAAATAAATCCTGCGTTTGCGACAATATTTGATATATCGCTGGCTTTGCTGGCAAACTCATCTGCCGCTTCATTCATTTTTGTAATAGCGTCATTTCTTGCAGTAACTTCCTCTTCTAATTTTTTAACAACATCTGCATTTGCTTTATCTCCCTTTTTCTTTTGTTCTGCTAAGGCTTTTACCGCTTTGTCTCTAGCATCTGTTTCTTTTTTTAAAGCTTCTTCGTCAAGAGCAAAAGCTCTTGATAAAGATTCAATAGCAGGAATACCAACAAAATAATATGCAGTGCTTAAAGCAGTAATAGCTCCTGACATTCTTTGAAATTTTGAAGAAGCCTCCGCACCTTTCTTTCCTATATCGTCTAACCCTTCTGCCGCTTTTTTTGCGGCTTCTGCCGCTTTTTTTGCAGCTTCTGCTACTTGCTTTGAGGCTTCTGCTGGTGAGGCTTGTAGAAAACCCCCAACACCACCCAATGCATAATTAGGAATAAATCCACCAGCCGCCATTCCTATTCCTTTTCTCTCTCTTCCAATAGCGTCCTTTAATCCATTGGGTTCATCTCTTGTATTGGTGACGGCAACAGGGTTTCCCATTCCATCAAAGTGAGCGCGAATTTTATTAACAGGAATTCCTTTGTTTAAGGAATTGAAGTTTGGGATGAAACCAGATGCGGCAGATTTGGCTTTTTTGTTTTTCTCCTTTCTTGCAAAAAAATCTGTTAATTCGGTTTGGTATTTCCCGTTATCATTAATAATTTTACTAGCAAAAGATTTAACAGAATCTTCTGAGTTTGAAACTTTAAAATCATATTTTTTCTTTTTACCTTGTCCTCCAAAAAAGATTTTATCTATATCGCTGTTTGGAGCATCTACATCAAAATCTGGACCATCTGGAGCAGCTTTATTTCCTCCAACAGCGGCTACGACCGCTGCCTCAAAAGCAGAACCAATAACCCCTTGCAAAGCCCCATAAGCACCTTGCCTACCCCCTTCTTTAACACTTGGAACAAATAAATCTTCTATGTCAGATTTTTCAACTTTTTTATTACCTAGTGTGCTGGTAATGGGTCTTGAATAAGAAACGGATGCCTTTATTACTTCTCTTTTTATTTTATCAGCTATATCAAGTTTTCGACTCTTAGCTCCTTCTAATTCTTTTGTAGGAAAGAGTGGCCCCCTGACATCAAGAGCTGTAAGGTTAAAATTTACACCAGTATTTTTTCCTTTATCTATCTTAAGTTGTTCATTGATTTGTTCAGTAAATTGTCGCTTATTGGCTCCTAAAGGTGGAACTAAAAATCCATAAGGACTTCCATCAATACTTAATCTCTTTTCTGCTGTTCCTGTTATTCGTTTGTCTTGTCGTTGCTTTTTCGCTTTTAAAGCTGACTTATTTTTTATTGCTTGTTCTATCTGCCCTTTTGTAAAGGCTATTTTTGTGTTACCAATCAATATTTTTGACTCATTCTTCTGACTAGCTTCTTTTAGGAAGGCGCTTAATTCTGCATCTGGATAATCTTCTAATGTATTGCGAGTTTTTGCATAATTCGGAATAAACCCTCTAGCATACAAAGGAATAACCGCAGAATCTCTTCCCCCACCAAAGTTTGGAATTTCAACTTCCTGATTATTCATGATGAACTTTTGTCCACCAATTGTTCCTTGACCCATTTTTGCTTTAACAGAAGAAGAAGCTCCAAGGGATTTGGCCATTGCCTCTTCTTCCTTAAAGCCAGCAGCAAATCTCTTCTTACCTCCTTTATTTGTAAATCCTCCACTTGGAGAGAATCCTCCAACTCCAGCTTGAGCAGCGGCAGTAGCAATACTATTAACCAAAGCTTGTTGTTGTGTTAATAAAGCGTTTTGTTGTTTAATAGCATTAATAACCGCTTGTTCTTTTTGGGCTTGAGTTGTGCTTGTGCTTAAAAGAATTGCTCTTAAATTTGCATCTTGTTGAAGAAGGGCAACAATGCCTCCTTCGATGTTTTTAATTCTTTCTTGTTCTGATCCAATTTTAAACAAATCAGAAATACCTTCCTTTGCAAACTTTGCAACAACTTGAAATAATTTAAAGAAGGCAGCGGAAACTAAAACCAATCCCGGTCCAGCAATAAAGGCTCCAATTCCTTTGAAAAATCCTTGAATTAATTTATTACCTTCTTCTGGATCAAAAACCTTATTTAAAATATCAAGTAATTTATTTGCCCCAGTTAATAGATTTTCAATAACAGGAGCAATGGTAAGCTCTCCTACTTTAGAACCAAGTTCAGTCAACCCTTGAACCAATTTATTTATTTGAGCAGCAAGAGTTTGGTTTAATTGGGCATTTTTTTCAAAAGCCTCATTAGAAGCTTGTCCAGCAGTTTGAGAAGCTCTAGCAAAAATTGAAGTTTCGCTAGATAAATCTTTTAAAGCAGCAGAAACAACGTTAATTTGATAAACACCACCAGCAAGTTCTTTAATGGCATTCGCTTGTGTTGGATCTGAAATGTTTGAAAGAGCCTGTGATAATGCCTGTAATTTTTGAACACCTGTTTGGCTTGAATCAATTTGAACTCCAAGAGCCTTGAGGTCTTCAATAACTGTTCCTCTCGAAAGTCTTGAGAAGATGGATTTAAAGGCGTTACCAATAACAGCACCACCTCTTGCAGTTGTTTGTTGAACAGAGGTAACTAATCCAAGCAACTCATCAAAAGAAACTCCAGCATCTTCAGCCGTAGATCCTGCTCTCGAAAACGCTTCAGCCAAATCCTTAGCAGACACAGCAAAAGCCGTATCAACTGCAATTAATTTATTAACTATTTGTTCCGCAGTAAGTCCAGCAGATGTGAAACCGTTAATGGCAGATGTTAAAGCATTAACGGAACCTTCTGCATCTAATCCAGAAACTCTTGTAAGAATAAGGGAGGCATTTAATCTCTTTACGGTCTCTTCTGCTGACAAACCCTGTCTTGCTAATTCTGAGGCAGCGTCCGCAACCGTAGAAAATGTTTGTCCAGTATTTTTTGCAACATCAAAAATTGCATTTTTAAATTGACCCAATTGTTCAGTCGTTCCTCCTAAAATAGATCCAATTTCTGTTAATCTTTTTTCAACTTCTATGGTTGAAGAAACTAATGCTTTAAAAGCAGTAGAAAGACCATTAATAATAGAAACAGCAGCACCGAAGGCAAACACACGCGCAGTAGCCGCATTGATTGATTTATCAAACTCAGAGGCTTGACCTGTAATTCTTCCTAAAGAATTATTAAAATTATTTACCGCTTTTGTTGGTAAATTAATATTACCAAAAGCAGATTGAACCTGTTTCCCAGCAGCATTTATACTTGCTGGATTAAAATTAAGATTAGCGGTAACTGTAACAGGAGCCGTAGCCATACACTACATTACACTTGATGCTATGTAATCTTATCTTCGGGTTTCATATTTTCTAAGCCACCCGCCCTTTTTACCTTTTCTCTAATGCTAAAGTCTTCATCATCTAATGATTTTGAGTTTTTTTCACTTTCTGTCCATTCAAATATCTTGATGGGATTATCTTTAATATCATTAGGCATTTTATAACTATTTTTCAATTTATTTATTAATACATTACCGTAAACTAATAAGTTTTTTTGAAAAACTGTAAGGTCCAAACCTGATTTATTAAAAATCTTTGAAAGATCTTCAAAAATAATAAAGAAATCAAAAAAGTCACTACTGAAAGCCGCCCTAAGAAGAATATCCCTATCACTTAATAATGAAAACTTATCAAAATATTTTATAAAGCACTTATTTAAGTCTTCTTCAGTTATTGGTTCTTTGAACTCTTTATCATAAAAAAGAATATCAGAATAAAAAACTGAAGCCATCTTTTTGGAAACATAAGCTTCCTTTGAAGCTAAAACAAAAGATCGTTTCTTAAAATTTAAGATTTTTAATTCATTTTCGTCTTCTTCAATTTGTTTTAACAAACTTTTTTTAATATGAACGTCTTCAACCTTTGGCAAAAATCTATTTTTGCTCTTTACGGAAAATTCAAGACTTTTAATAGTTTCATCATTTTCCTTGGTCCAAGAACCGCTTTCGTAAGCCACTTCTAAAAGTTCTTTTTCAGACTTTAATCCAATAATGTCTGCTTGTCTTTCAAAACCTTCCTTATGCAAAGACTGCTTTAAAAAATCTAGAATTAAAGGGTGTTTGAAATAACATTCAACACCCTGCTCTCTTAAAATAGAATAGCCTTGTATTATTTCAGCGAGAGCCGCTTGATGAAGATCTTTCATTCATCCTTTAAACTTTCAATGAGTTCTTGGTTTTCGTTTTCCTCTTTTTCGAGAAAGTCTAATTGTTCCTTAACTGTTTTTTGATCTGAGCCAAGGCCATTATACCAAATCGCAAAAGTTCTACCAATTGTAGAAGAAGCTGATTTAATTATCTCAGCCTTTTTCGCAATATCCAAATCTTCTGAATCGTATTCCTCATCAAGAATTTTTGAATAAAAGACTTCTTTTTCCTTTAAGGTTGCTCCTTCAAAGAGTTCAAATTCTCCTATTTTTGATCCAACGTTTTCTTTATAAAAAGAACAGAACAGTGCCAACCATTTAATTAATTTTTCTTGAGCCTTAACGTCTGCTGTTTGGTTAAACATTGAAGAAAGATTTGTATTATATTCAACCAATGTTTTTTGAGACTTTGCAAGAAGTTTTTTGGCCTTATCTAATTTTTGCTTTTGCTCTTCTGTTAAGTCTTCACTCTTAGAAGAAGAATAGAATTGAACAATTCTTTGTGCATCAAAGATGTTTGTAATTTCATTTGTGATATTCTCTTCTGTAGACTTTCCAAGTGCGCCACCGAGATCGGAAATCTTTTTCTGCACCATTGCTTTCGACAAAAATCCAGCATTTAAATATTCATTAAATTTGGATGCATAATAAAATTCTGCATTTTCAACCATTGAGTTATTGGGCTTTTTAAGAACAATTTCTGCCTTTTCCTTTTTCTTGGAATTTGGAACATTGAACGAAACAGTAAAAGTATACAAATCTTTCATATATTATATTATATTATATAGTTTTTATGATAAAAATCAAGCACTAGCTAAATAAAAACCATTAGAAGAAAGAATATATAATCCAGTATGTCCAGCGAGAACAGTTGGAGAACCTGTTTCTGTTTTTAATGTAAAAAACAAATTATTAAGATCACCATAATCTTCAAAAATCATTGCATCAATAAAAACATCACCAGAAGGTATTAACAAATTATTGGCAATCAAAGTTTCATTTATTTTATATGACATTCTATTTTTTTGACCAGTTCCATAAAAGGCATGAAATTCAAGATCAAATGGTTCATTCTTTAAATAACCACCAACTAGATTCATATTTTGATCAAAGATATATCCACTATATCCAGAAAAAGCAACAACAGTTTGAAAAGGCTCTCCATAAGGAGAACCTATATATCTTATATCTACACCCTCTTCATTACGAATACTGTGATTTTCCCAAGAACCAATTCTGCCGAATTTTAAAGAGAAGCCGCTATTTGGAACTTTAATAGTTATATCAGCTTTTACTGAAAAATTTTGATTATGATATCCAAAATATGCACCTGTCATATTGATTAATACACGAAAAAAGGGGCGCAATTTGCGCCCCCTTTAATTTATATTATCGGTTCTCTTATTTGGTATAAACAATTGGATTTGTAACATTTCCAGCAGTCGTAACACTTGGATAAGAACCGCTCATGAAAATGCCAGCAGTTTGTGTATTAGCTCCACCGATTTGAGCAGAGAACTGTAAATCAACAGTTTCGTTACCGTCAAGATCTTGCGAGAAGTTTTGAGAATCAAGAATTGCATCCTTTAAGATGTAAATAAGTCTGCTTGTAGTATTGTCACATCTATCTCTAAGAGTAATTTTAATATCTCTCTTTTCTTGACCAGCACAACCAGTTAAGAGGGCTGCAACAGAACCCCGTGTTTGATTAGCAGTAATTGCGCTAATTGCAACGGTTGTTTCGATTGGGAAGGTTAACACACGCGCATAGGGAAGAGGAGATCCAAGTTCGTTAAGAGCTTCTCTAGCCAATGGAACCGAAATAGTAACGGACTGAGGGTGAAGTGTTGCAAGATCAACGCCACCGATTCCAAGAGGAGTATTTGAAGCTAAATCGATAGTAATTTGACCATCACGAAGAACATCAACATTTGAGTTGCCAGTATCTGGAACGGGAAGCTTAAGCGTTCCAAGATCTGCCTTTCCTCCGTTCGAAGGTTGAATAGAGGGATTGGCAAGGCCAGAATAAGCACCTGTATAGAATTCAACATTACCACAATCAAAGGAAACTGTTGCACTTGGAATTTCTCCAACAGAAAGATTAACCGTATATTCTGTAATGAAAGCATTACCAAATCCCACAACATCAACATCGGCGGGACTTGCCCAAGAATCAGAATCAAAGGCATCATTACCCTCTGCAACAGTAGCAACAAAAATGTTTCTTTCCTTAAATCTTGGATCTTCTGTTAAGAAGCCAGAAATTCCTTGAGCGTTTGGTATGGCGTTTCCAGTAATCGAATTTTTAACTTCGAAACCTAAGTGTGCTTCATTTTCTCCATCTGTTAAATAGTAATCAAAAGAACAGGTTGGAGTAAGATCGGAATTAATCAAAGAACCGATTCTCGCAAGCTGACCGAATTCTCTAATATCCTGTCTAGATCCAGCGATATCGACATCGAAAGTGAAATTGTTAATTCTGTGAAGCTGAGTTGCATTGATGCCGCTGTTTGCATGAACGAAAACACCTGTTTTTGTAACGTAAACGGCTTTACTTGCTGAAAGTTTTCTTAGACGGGCCATGATAAGAGGGTAGGTTATTAGTCTTTACAGTATATTCTATATGTTGGGAAAATTAAACGCGAGGGAATCTATAAGTCGAAATATCAAAATCAACCAAGCCAACTAAAACATCTTTATCGTATTTATTTAAAATAACTGAACTATTTATCTTTGATGTATTTACGCTTTCTATGAATGATTTAGATGAGTAATTTGACATAAAAGTATTATAAGAATATGGAAAACTCTTAACATCAAAAAATCTTCCATATGGAAAATTTTCAAAAGGAACTCTTGTTATACATTCTCTAGCTGTATCCGCCAATAAAGACAAGATATTATCAAGAGTATAATTATCATAAGACATTACGATAACTTGAATCCTAGAAATTGTTTCCTCTTCTCCTCCAAAAGAAAATTCATTATTTTCATTATTGACGAATCTAACAAAACACGCTGGTAAAATATAAGTTTTTTCGTCTCTTTTATTTGTTTTTGAAAATAAGTTTGTGCTTGAAGTTTCGGCAGAATTGATAAAATCGCTGGTTACAATAATACTCTCCTCATCATCTTCTGTGATGTAGGTATTTACCTCCTTTATTGTATTGTTGGCTGTAATTGTTAGTCCAGTGCCAGATGCTTGTGGAAAAATAACTCTGCCATTATCGTAGTCAATATATAAATTGTTAGCATTTCCAGAAATAAAAGATCCGTTTACAAAAATTCCAGAATTGGGAACATCAACAGATTGATCGGCAACTAACTGTTTAAACTTTCCTTGATAAGCAACATAAGAAGAAGGAACGTCAACAAACGAACTAACATATTGAAAGGAGTTAGATTCATTAGTGGCGTAAGCTTTAAATTTAGAATCAATTAATTTATGTTCAAGCCACAAATAAAAAGAAGAGGTTAATTCTGTTGCAAATTGAGCCTTCATTTAGTAACGTTTCTTTGAAATTCTTTTAATATTGTTGACATGTAACTTCTATTTGAAAATCTGCCGCCAACAGTTGTTTTTGTTTGAATACCTTTTCCAGAACGAGAAGAAGGAGATTCTTTGTAAACATAGCTCCCTAAACCAGCAATTCCCTTCTCAATACCATCTAACCAACTTCTGCCGGGATTCCAAGGAATGGGAGAAATGTTATAAAGAGCCTCTTTAGTTGGCGCGGCTATTTCAATTTTGAAATTTCCATTAGTCAATGCCTTAACTGAAAAATTGATTTTATTCCTTAAAAGTTGTTTTACTGGTTGGGTTGGATCTGAACCTGATTCAAAACCAATAAATGAAAAAAGGTTTCCCTTACCACCTAGAGTTGATGAAGAATTTGAAGCAAGAACACCACCATCTATTTCTACTGTAACAGGATCGTTTTCATATGCTTGAATCATTTGCTTTTGAGCATCATTAATCTTATTTTGCCATTCTTGTTTTATTAAAGAAGAAACGATGGATCTATTCCCACCTTCTGTCATAGAAGCTGTAAGTGCGGCTTTATTAATATTTACTGTTATTTTTGCCATTACGATGTTCTCTGTAGCATCACTTGAACGTAAGTAATATTAAATGGACCTATTGGACTCTGCTTCGAATCCACTTTGTAGTTTTCTCCATCAACCTCTATAACAGATGCTCTCTTAATTATTTCATAATCAGCCTTTGCAATTTTGATTCTACATTTGTCATTAGAAGAGGGAAGCATTGTATCTGTCATCCTTTCTTCCTCAGATTGTGTTGGATAATAAATTCTTGCCTCTATTGGATATTTAACCTTTACTATATCTGAGACAACTATTGATTGGGCTTTAGTTCTATTATACAAAGGATTATAATCAACATCGGAACCAACAGATGTTGCTTCCTCAACAAATGCGTAAATGGTTCCTTTAAATGTATCATGAATATCGACAAACAAGCTGTCGATAGAAGCCTTTTCTGCATCTGTAAAAATAGAAGCCATTATTCAATACCTTGTCTTGGATGGAAGTAATCTAAACCTGCTCTAAACTCTATACCATCTTCTCCAGCCAATGAATTGGGAGAACACTTAGTTGAATTATACTGAAATATTAAATTATCAAGTCTATCTTGAGCATCTCTCGCAAGATCTCCAAAGCTTTTTGAAATCGAGACTTTAGAAACCTTTTGAATAGAAGAGTCTCCTTCTCTAACCATCGTTATTGAATCAGCAAAAGAAGCAGAACTCCAAGTCAATCCTCTAAGAGTTTCTCTAGCAGATCTCTGATAATAATCAATTTCATACATAGACATAAAAATAGACTTTTCTTCTGCAAGAAGACCACTTGGCCCAATTCCTCCAGTTGCATCTATATAAAAATCTTCATGAGTTAGAGAGTTTAAATCTCCAATATGGGTTCTAAGCCATCCAGAAACATAAGTAACAGGAAACCTTCCAGTATCGTCTGGAAAGCTATAAGTTACTATATCAGAAGCTATTGAACCCAACTCATTCATATAGCAATATTACACTTAAATAGTATCAATCAAATTTCTAATACGCTTTATAGCGGGATCATTCATGTCAGGACCATTTTTTGGCCCAGAAATGTTTTGCCTTGATCTTCTAATAAAATCAGTAAAAGATTGCATAAGCTGTTTTCTTAAAACATTCTCTCTGGAAACAGGAGTAATTCCAACCCTAGAAGCTAAAACGCGAAGTTCGTCCAATGTCATTTCAGAAAGCTTCTTTTCAAAAGTCTCTGAATTAGTTGTTCCATATGGATTAGATCTTCCAGTTCCAAGGATTTCCTCAAGAGCTAGAATTTCCTTTTCCTGTTCTTCCCTTGTCTTGATTCTATTTTTCCCGTCAGTGATTTCAAGGTCAATTAATTCTTTAGTTTTATCTTTCTTCATATACTTATTATAGGTTAAAAATGCTTGTTTTTAAAATATAAATAACCCACCTAAAAAGGTGGGTTATTTACAAACAATAGCTTTTTAATAACTAATATTATCAGACGATAATACCAGTCAACACACGATCTTCGATAACGATACGACCTTCTTGGATCTTACCATACCAACCGAGTTTGTTTTGACGAGAAACGAACTGATCATCAACTTGAACGCTGACTTCAGTGGAGACACCTTCTTCACGAACGGCAGGTCTGATGAGAGACTCTTTCGATCTATCGATACCAACGATAATTTCTTGAGTATCTTCGAAAACGGCTCCTGCGATAGATGTAGATCCAGCAAGTGCATCAAAGATCTTGTTGTATCTCTGACCAATGCCCATTTCGAGGATTTCGATAATACCGATTCCGAAGAAGGAAGGAAGACCGCCTTGGTTCATGAGTTGCTTACGCATTTCTTCGGTAGCAGCAATCGAGGTAGCGCCAGAATTAAGAGTAGAACCTGACCGAGTGTTAACAGGATTGTAGGCCATGTTACGAAGCTCTTCGACCATTTCTGGCGACATAAGCAAGTCAGTAACTCCAACCATTGGACCACCAACAGGTGTTCCACTTGAATACGAACTCCAGAGACGCTTGGAAAGCGTAATAAGACGATTAAAATCATCAAGTTGAAGTTGATCGGCGGCTGTTGAACGAATAATGTGATTACCAGCAGCAGATGCTCCATTAACTCTAGTATCAGCAGCAATAAGAGCGCCTAAAAGTTGGTTAATAGAAGTTTTTTCTTGCTTAAGAAGAAACTCTTGGGCCATTCTGGTGAAGACCTTGGAGATGTCGATGCTTCTACCCTTGCGAAGATACTTCTTATCAAGAGAGATCGCGCTATCAAGCGTATAAGTCTTGAATTTAAGCTCGTCATGAGCGGGATAGAGTTCGTTGGTGCTAAGACCACCAGCAACAGACTGCGAGTGAATTCTGATATAATCTTCATCAGTCACATCGTGGAATAAGTCCAAGGGAATAGAAAGATTATCATCTTCGCTAAATGCTAAAGTCTGATAGAGGCTGGAGACAGTTGGTGCGCTGTTAATAACTTCGCTAATCACTGGACCAACTAATTCCGCAACAGCGGCTCTAGCTTCTTCCGCGATAAGCTTATCTTTCGAAGCACAAGCTTTGATAAGCTCAACTTGTTCGGGAGTTTCTTGAATACGAATTTTCATTTTTAAATTATATTAGTTGGTTAAAATTAGACGGAGAATTTAAGTCTAGCATAGGGACCAGCAGCAAAATCAGTGTGTTGCTGGCTTTCTCTAAGCCCAGTTCCGATAAAGGTTCCGACTCTAACGGCGCTTTGAGCAGTCGTCAAAGAACCGAAGGCCACGCCAGTAACTTTTCCATCAGCAGTCACAACGGCAGCTTGTCCAACACTTGGACAGACACCACCAGCAAGACCGCGAACATTGATTTCGACAACACCTCTGGATGCGACAGGAACCGCTTCGCCCGAAAGGACGCATTGAAGGTCTTGTTTCTTCTGAGGATAATAAAGAAGTTTTTCACCATTTTCATCAACTTCTCTAACGTCTCTTAAGATCATACCGATAATGAGACCAGCATCGCCAGTTCCAGCGGTAGTAACCTTTTGAGGAACAAAGGGATATTGAGATTTAGCATTACCAAGGGCGTTAGCAAAAGGACCGAAGTTTCCGTATTCCACGGGATCGAGGGTCAAATTGCCAGCAGAAACCTTGACGAACGTTCCGGCCTCGCCGGAATTTGAATCGAAAGAGTAACCATTGATTACATCTGTCTCATTAATGCTGCGGTAGGGGAGGAGGCGTGTGATTTGTTGTGCCATGATGTTTGTTTGTTAAAGTTAAATTATGCGGTTTGAAATTGAAGACCATTTTTCTTGATCTTTTGTAAAAGAGTTTCTTCGCTAGCGTATCCTGCGGTGTTGTTTGGAAGATTTGAGGCTTCAATTTCTTCAACTTCCAATTCAAGCTCAGTTTCAACTTCGTCTTGTTTGGAGGCTTTGCTTTCTAAGAGTTGTTCAGCAGCCTTTTCGATTTCAGCCTTCTTGGCTTCTTCTAAGGATGCGATTGCTTCCTTATCTTGTTTTGCGAAAAGAACTTCTGCTCTTGTTTTGAAATTCTCAAAAGAGGCTTCAGAAGAATCCAAATTCTTGACATCTTCGATAACAATCTTTTCTTGAGCTTCGGTTAATTCATACTTATCAAGAATAGCCTTAACTCTGGCATTGAATAAATCGGCAGCAGCCTTTGCTTCGATTTCTTCCTTGATTGATCCAAGTTCTAAATTGTTTTTTTCGAATTCAGTCTTAACCAAGTCTAATTCGGCTAAGGCTTTTTCAAGATCCTTTTTGTTGGCGTCAGCTTGTGACTTCCATTCGTTTTGTTCGTCAAAAACTTTCTTGATTTGAAGAGCGATTTCCGAAGAAGCTTTACCTTCTTGAAGTTTCGCCATAAGCTGATTAAATTGTTGTTCGTTCATTGAAAATGATGATTTGTTAGCTTTTACAGATTTTTTATATTCTTGGGAAAATAATTTGTCATTTTCTTCTTCCATTTCATCTTCTTTATCCATTTCTTCCTCTTCTTTTTCTTCTTCTTCGTATTCCTCGTCTTCAATAAGAACGTATAATCCCTTCACTTCTGCTGCTGGAGTTTCTGTAATACCAACGCCTAAAGCATAAGCGGGGCCGTTAATTATTCTTCTGATTCTACCTTTGTTAGAGTAACCCGTTCCGCCGTAGGCTTTTAAGTTGCCTTTTAAACTAGAATAATTTTCATCTTCTTCTTCCATTTCTTCAACTTCATGCATCGAGCCTTCTCCAAATGCTAATGCATAATTTCTAAAACCAACCTCCCACGAAGTGGAAAGAGATTGATAATTTTCACTATCAGGATCAGATGCTTGAATTAATTTCTCAGAAAGAGAAGGAAAAATATGGCGATAAATAATACCTGCCGCAGTAATGTAGAAAGGATCTTTGCGGTCTTTGTAAGCTTCAATCTCGTTGTCTTCGTATTCTGGTTGCTTATCAGAGAAAGAGGCATTGATGATATGACCAACGATCTTATCTTTCATGTGTTCAACATTTATTGGCTTGTTAATAAATTGTTTAACAAGATCCATAGCAACTGAAGTTTTAATGCCGTCGTCGTTTTGATTAAACTTATTTACAACAGCTAAATTAAAAACAACAGGAAGAACATCTATATTTTTTTCTGCATCAAAAGATTCTGGCATTAAACTCTTCTTAGCAGAAGCTACCGCTTTTTCGGTAACTCCATATTTGTTCATTTCTTCTGGTTTAATAACTCTGATTGAGCCAATTAAGTTCGTTGATAAATTAGAGGTTGATTCTTCTTTCCACATTGTGATAAATTAGTTAAGATTTTGAGAATGAAATAAAATTGACGAAGCCTCTAATGACAAATTGTGTTCATTAGAAATTTCTAAGATTCCATCGTTTACACCTAAAGATGTTAAAACAGAAGGATTGACAATAACCTGTTCTAGCTTGTCCTTCCATTCTGACTTTTCACATCCTTGAACAATAGCTAAACAAATTTCAGAAATAACCTTTTTTCTTTCCTTGGTCAAGCTCTTCAATGAAAGTTTTTGCTTATAAAAGGATTCGGCTTCTGCTTGAAACTTAGAAATGCCTTCTAATGAAGACTTAATTGAATCAACGGCAAAATTTGCTTGGCTTTGTTTTTCAACTCCAGTGCCAGTTGGTCTTCCGCCTGTTGGCGCTGAAACCGTTGGATTGGAAGAATTTTGAGAAGGGGCTTTCTCTTCTTGGTTTTGGCCTACACTTCCTCCCAAAGCCAATGGTGACCAGTATCCTTTCTTTCTTTCAGAAACAAATTTCGATTGATCAAGCCCAAGCTCTTCTGAAGTTGGAAAAATTCCCTTATCAATAACATCCATGCCTTCATTTGGAGTAAGAATACCAAGTTCAACCATTCTCGCAATAAGCCTCTGCATGTCGGCATAGTTTAAAGCATCTGTTCTTTTAAATTCAATTTGAGGAGGACGCTTTAATCCCATTGTCTCACAAACATCGTTGATTTCTGGTTGTAAGAAGTCTTTGATAAATCTTTCTCTTACTTCTTCAATACGTTGAAGAAATATCTTCAATTTAATTTCCGTATCAGCATACTTACTTTCACCAAGAAGGATATTGTTTAATCCCTCACGAATATCTTGGTTTAAAACTTCGTATTTTTCTTTACCCATGACCTTTTGAAGATCAGGTATGACAAATTCGGCTTTTGTAGTATAGTCAGAAACTAAAACCCTACCCACGCTCTTGTTCTTAAAGATTTCTTGCATGGCCTTTAAGTTTTGATGATTAATGCCGCCTTTTTCTGGCTCATTGCCCATCGTAACAAGAAGAATGACATTTTCAATTGATCTAGCAATAGCTTGGTCAACTTTCTTTAGCTCCATCTTTTTATTAATGTCATCAAGAACAGAATAACCGGGGGGAACCGCAAGAGGCTCGTAGTCCTGCTTTTTATAAAACACGGGGTGTAGTTTTAAAACATCCAAAGGAATTTGGATTTCCCTATTAATGATAAAAGTATTTGTATTTGATTTGGTTCTCTTGAGTTCGTCTTGAACTTCTTTTGGTAATGAATTAAAGATATCTTTATCCTTATCGGTCTTTGGATCTCTTAATTTTGCCATTTCAAAACTTGTCAAAATTTTAGCATAACTATAGTCTCCAAAATTCATTTGCTCAGTAACCTCTATATCGGCAGGGTTAAGCATCAAATATCTAACAGGAATCTTTTTCTCTGTCAAAGTTGGAATAGGATTTTCGCTGTAGGCTTTAATAGAATTTGTATTAACTTTTGCCTCAAGATGAAGCATAAAAACATTACCACTTCTATAAATCTCTCTAAAGAACTGATCTTTTAAATCATAAATCTTAATTTTATTAAGCCAAGCCTCAACAAAACGGCGGCTTTTCTCAGTTCCACTGTTCTTTTTAAAATAAATATCGGAGTTGGAAAATTCAGATAATAAATCAATTGTTGATTTATAAACAGGAACATTAAAATAAGCCTTTTGAGATAAAACGATAGCATCTCTCACAGAAACTCCATCTGCTGAATAATCCCAAGGAAGAAGTCCATCGTCAATGTTTTTAAACCTTTTACGAAGAAGAGAAGATGTAGCTAAATTATCTCTAGTTCCAACTCTTGATCCAGAAGAGCTAGATAATCTACTAGCGGAACTTTCTTCTGAATAATAACCCTCTCCAATTAGCTCTGGCGCAACGGAAGCTTCTAAAAATGAAACGTTATCAATCGCATTTCCCTTTGATAAGTTGCTCCAATATCCATCGTTCTTTTTCGTATATTTTCTTGGCATATTTGTTTCTACACAAAAGTTACTTTTTTTAACTTTAAAAGTTACTTTATATGGTAAAAGGAACAAAAGTAGAGACCACCCTCTTTTCTTCCTTAACTTCTAAAGAATCAAAATAAACCTTGGCCCACCAGTTTAAAAGAACTAATGATGAGTAAAGATCTTTTCTTGGTCTATTTGGACCTCTTTGCTTTCTCATATGTAATGGCAAATCAAATGATTGAGTTCCTTGTGGACTTGTTGTAACCTCAATATTTGAGGTTTGAATTTTTGTTAACTCAATATTTTGCTTACAATAGTCGATTAGATCGACCTTACAGGCGTCATCGTTAGAGGCTCTATATTCTGGCTCCCATTTTAAATCTTTAATTGGAACATCTGCCTTACTTTGTTCTTCAAAATGTTTATCCCCCAAGAAGGCTCCAGAAGCAAAAATGATTCTTTTATGATCAATACTTGCTTGAAGCATTTCGTTTGCAATTCTAATCCAAGAGGAGGAGGGATTTCTTAAAAAACAAATCTTATGCTCAGATTGATTTATTGAGCTTTTCATTCTTAACAAATCAGCATGATAATCTTCTGATTTATCAAAGTCTCCTTCAACATATTTAATTTCAATTTTTGAATTTTTAAATAATTCACTTTCGTTGCAGGAACTGATAAATTGCAATCCTCCGTTTCTATCCCCAACTATTCCAACAACGTTGAAATGAGTATAAAGATAATGAAAATATGTCATATATGTTTTTAACTGTTGACCAGTAAGGGCAAATGAATGAACAATTGCTACTTTATTTTCTGATCTCAACAATTTACCAACATGCATACTAAAGAAGTCTGCCTCTTCACTTTCTGACCAAGAAGGGTCAAAAGCTAATATATATTCGTCCGTAGGGTTTCCAATAATTTCTACAGCAGGGAAATCTCCTTCAGCAACAGTGCATTGCATCATTCGACTCATCTTAAAGTAGGAGTCTCCCTCGTCTCCAAATTGAGCGCCAAACTCTCTATCAAACTGAGCCTTGCTCATTGTCGCTTTAGCTTGATTTAAAAGGTTTTGATCATAAAGTTCTGGAGGAGCTAAATCATAAGACAATTGAAAAACGGATCTATATGCCGAAGATGATCCTATTTCTTCGTCAAGACCATTTAGTCTTTGAGAATCGTGTTGACCTAAAATAAGATCAATAAACTGTTTATAAAGTTTATACATGTATTCAAACTTAAAAGAAGGAGATGATAGCAAAATCAATTTATTGTTTGGCCAAGCAAATCTCTCTTCTTCTGTCATTTTATCTTGAGCAATAAGTTTTGTTTCAAGATCCCTAAGTTCTTTTCTTTCTGTTGGATTTTCAATAACACCCAAGAATGGCATGATAACTTCGTTAAAGATCTTCTCTGGCATTGTTAAAAATTCATCAATAACAATTATATTAAATCTAAAACCACGAAGACGCTCTCCGTTTGCTAAAGGCAAGGCTATCGCTCTGCTTCTTCCAATTTTTAAAGTCCATTGATCTGTTCCTTTTTGAATTAAATTTTTAGAACCAATGCAATCCATTGCTAGTTTTGCAGACGGTTTCGAAAGAATATCTTCAATTTTAGTAAAAATCATTTTAGACTGTCTAAATGTTCCAGCCAATACCCCAATGTTACAGCCTTGATTAAACATTAATTCTAAAATTAAATAAATAGCAGTTGAGAATGTTTTTGACATACCACGCGCCAAAACGTGCATCGTATAATCAGAAACAAAAAGAGCTTTAATTAAAACAGCTTGAAATGGAAAGAGTTTAATTCCAAGAAAAAACTCTGTTGCAAATGTTATGTTGTTTCTTAAAAAACGGTATAACAATACAGAGGCTTCGTCTTGTTCAAGCCAGCCTTCCTTTTCTAAAATTTCTGAATTAATAAGAGTTGCTGAATAATTCAACCTTTTTCCTTGTTTGCCTTTATCCCACATATTTTTTATCTAAGTAAAATTGTAAATCGCACCTATGCATTTGTTTTCCAAAATAAAGAATTCTTTGAGTTATATCTTTTGCATCTTCTTTGTCTTTACAGAATACAAATTGTATTGTTTCTGGATAGGTTAAACAAAGTTTTCTAACATTAGAAAAAGCAAAAGACAAATTGGTTTGATATTTGAATTGAAGATTTTGACGAATAATTTCTGCAAAAGTTCCTTCAACAACAACAAAAAGAAAGCTATTAAAACTCTTTGTTCTTTCGACCTCCTTTTTAAATCTTTCAAAACCAACCCCAAAGGTTCCTTTAAAATCATTTATAGACTTTCTATCTATAAAGGTGGAACTATAAAAATCTCCACCAGCACAATAGTCTCCACAATCAAGCTTGTTTATTAATTGATTTTTAAAATCAAAAGGCTTTTGTTCGCGAGTATCTACATGAATCTCTATTTTGTCTAACTCTTCTTTAGAAACGTCCCAAAAACCTTCTGGCAGAGTTTGGTTATAAAAGTATTCAACTTTTAGTTCTTTTGCTAAGTTTTCAGTTGATTCAAAAAATCTTTCACAAGTAATTAATCCAGCCCTTTTCTTGCTAATGAAATAATTTTGAGAAGGTAAGAAGGAAAACTTATATTTTTCTTTATCGGCCTTCAATTCATGAAGAATGACCTCTTTACCTTCTTTTGTTGAGCATCCTTTTAAAAACTTGTTTCTATTAACTAATGAGTTAAAACATTCCCCCTTGTATTGTTGAGGATTATTGAAATCAATCAAAGAACCGTCAAGCCTGTCTCTGTTTGGAAAATTTCTTTGGTAATATGCAGCAATGCCGCCATGTTTATTAACATGGATGTGTAAACCAGCTTCTTTTGTAAAAGACGCTCCACATTCTGCACATTTATAGTTCATAGAATTTCATATTTACTAATACCAAAGATTCTACCCTTTAATTCGTCAACTGACTCAAGCCTATCTATTTCTTCTGAAATAAGCTTGTTTTGCATTTCTGCCATCATTACCATTTTCTTTCTGTCTTCGTGACTTTGAAAAACTTCAACAATGGAAAGGAAATTGATAGTCGCATCTCCCTTCTTTTCTAATCTTTTGGCCCGATCTCCATTTAATTTATTAATCAAGGAGTCAATTCTTTTCTCACATTTATCTAGTTCATCAGATGTAGCCTTGAGATGCTCTGTTAATCTCATAGTAAGGTCTTCTGCTGAAATATCCTCACTCTCAAGCATGTGATTAAATTGATCTAATCGCTTTTGAATTTTTGATTTTCTTACATAATTAGAGCAAACCA